ATACTGTTGTACTGCCCACCTTGTATGAAATTGTTATCCGTCACCGTTGTCCTTGTTTGTTTCCTTGTTTTTGTTCCTTGTTTGAAAGACGTACAGGCGAAGCAGTATGTGCTTCCGTCGTCGTTAACGCTCAGAGCGTCACTACTCCCGCAAGTGGAGCAGGGTTGGTGGGTTTGTGTGAAAGCCATGATTTGGGTATTACCTTGTCACACCATCTGAATCCCTTCTTGTCGCACCAAGCGGCGTACGTCGTCTTGCTTCCCTTTCGGATTTTGAGAAAAGGGTTTTGAAAGCACAGCCTAATATCCAGATCAGGATGACTAAGGCGCACAGCAACATGTTTAGCCCTGTCCTCAGTAGTCCAAACTCCCTTCGCTTCGACGACAACTCCATTAGGTAGGATAAAGTCGGGGTTATAAGTGGCGATCTTCTGGTATTCGATACGCAGTGTTTCGTAGGCGAAGGCACAGTTTAAGTCTTCCAACTGCCCTGCTACCTTCGCCTCGAAACCACTACGATACTTACCTGTCCGTTTAGAAGTTCGCTTCGAGGAGTTTATCCTCTTCCGCTTCGCTCTTTTCATTCAGACTTTCTTCAAATGTCTCACCACCGTGGACGTACCCACCTTCAACAGCAGTAAAACCAAACGACTGAGCGGATGATTCACCTTGTTGATACTCATTCAGTTCGATGATCTGGGCAGCGACGAGTTGTAACGTCATACCAAATCCACCGACTGCTTGCACGAACCAGAAGTGCGGACGGACTGCCAGCTTCAGTTTGCTACCACCACCGATAATCTCGTCGGCTGGATGTGGTTTACCTTGGCTGTCAAACAGACCAACATTCAGTTCAATAGGTTTGCCGTCACGGGTAACCACCTTGGCTTTTTGTTTGGCCTTGATGATCCACTCACCGTCCTTTTGCATGACAGGGAAAGCGTCGGCTTTCTTCAGGTCGTTCTTACCCTTGATTACACATTCCTTTTGGTATGCTTCGTCGTACAAGGGTTGTAGTTGTTTCTTGAACGCAAGTGCGTCCTTCTCTGACACAATCAGGTTGCAACGGTACTCACCGTTCTCGTTGAACGTAGTGTCGGGTGTGTTGAGACGTGGGTACTGTGCTGTTCCCACAGGTGTTGTTATGTTTTTAGACATATCGGATGTTCTCCTTGTTGTTTTGTTCGGTGTTATGCGAAGAAGTATTCACTGGCTAACACCTCCATTGGGTCGAGTGACCCGAAGGCTGGAAGCGCAGGAACGTTCTTCTGTTCGGTTGGATCGACCGACTCACTAAATTTAGCGAGCAAGTCTTCAGAAAAGATGTTGGCGTAGCTGTGGCGAAGTATCCCCGCCAACTGGTCACACTTGGGTGACTGTGTTGCGTAGCTATCGTGGACCATAGCCAGCGATAAAAGCTTCTGGTCGATGCAGGTGTTGACCGTGTGGTGGACAGCAGCAGCGTCGAGACTGTGGACGAAGTTCGGACTAACACCGTTGGACTGTCGTCGTCTGTCTATGTCGTCTGTGTCTTCGTTAAAGTCCACATAGCTGATCTTCTCGCCCAGTAGTGTTTCGACCTTCTTCTTCTTGTATGAGATGTAACGCTGCCTGACGGGAAAGCCTGATGGTGTGGTCCACGTCATGGGTTGGTCGATGTTGGCGTTGAGCTTGGCACACGTTTGCAACCACTTCATCACCTCGGCTGGCTTGCCCAACACCTCGTTCATTGCCTTCCATACAACAGACGACAGGAACTGTGTGGCTACCCACTGCTCACTCTTAAACGGATCAATGCGTTCGTGCTTAACAATCTGTTCGTGGAACCATTCGTCCACATACGCACGGCAACTAAAAGGTGTACCCCCATAGGGCTTGACCATGACGGGACGTTTGCAGGTCTTGCGTGTAATGCCAAAGTCCAACCACGTCAGGGCAACAGGACTACCGTCTTCCCTGAGACGTTGGCGCACACGTTCTGCTACCGCTTCATACAGGTCAGCGGGGATGCTGGTTTGACTCACGTTAGTGGCTGCACCGCCAACTTCATCCCGACTCAACAAGGAAAGAATCTGTATGCCGTTGTTCGATGCGTCCATAGCGCAAGGTAGGCGAGTCTTAAAACCAACACCACCCGCTGCCATCATATCACCCCACTCGAAACAAAACGCTAGAAACTGCCACGGCTTGTCGGCTGCTTGCCACCAGTCGTTACCCTGTGGGTCGCAACAGACAGCGTGTATATCGTTCCGCTTGTCAGTAACCCATTTGACACGTTGTTCGAGTGAGAGTTTGTCTTTGCCGAAGCAGTTGGCCCCATGTATTGCCAACCACTTCGCATCACGCTTAAAGTCCCATATTGTTTCACTCTCAGAAAACAACAACAGGGACTTTGCTAGGTCCGTACCCTGTGGAGACAGGTAGTACGGTACAGGATAGACTCTCCCCCGAAAGTCCACCTGATAAGGAAAGTAAAACTGCGTCCCAACATACTTCTCAGCTAGATGTATTGTTTTGATTGTCTGAAGACGTTGGGAGCGCAGTGAAAGGTTTAAGTTATAAAGCTTGCCGACCTTGCGTGACCACTCACGTTTAATCTCTTCGTCCTTTTCAGCAGCTTCACCTGGCCACGGTGGTGCTTCGTAGTCGGTACGCTTTGGCATGTCACCTATGACTTTGTCGTTGTCCCATGCCCACCGCATGACCTTCAGAACCTTATCGTTCACGGTCCAAGGTGTTTCTTGCAGGTGGTTCACCGCATTGGTAACGGTGGACATGCTGTCCCAATCGACAGAACGTAGATAGTCCATGTCGTAGGACTTAATAAATGTCAGTGCTGGTATGTCGTGGTCGTCTGGATAGCCACCTTGCCAAAGGCTGGTCCAAGGTCTGGGTTTATCCACCATTGGTAACCATAAAGGAGTAAGTGCTTCGCGGTCTTCGTTGAACGCACGTATCCATTCAAACAGTTCGTCGGTAGCCGACACATAACGGACGGTCTTGCCTGTCTGTTGAATGATGGTGAACTGAATAAAGTGTGTGGCCTTGCGTATTGTTTCCAACAACCACGTACCAATAAGAATCTTCTGACGTTTGCCCCACGTCTGGAACTTCTCAATGTTACCCTTCTTAGCCTCACCTACTTCATGGCGAAGGAAAGCATTACGTATCCTGTTGTAGCTACGCTTCTTGGCTTTCTCTACGTCCTTGGCAGCATACTTAAAAATGTCAGGGTGGTTTACCTTGAGCCAGTTGTAACGTGCTTCGTCTTCCAACGCTGACCCAATAGCAATGCTGCTTTTAACGATGGTCTGCTGGTGGCTGATGCTGTCCAACACAACCTTGAGTGCAAGGAAGGAGACAGTCTTGGGCGGTATGTCCCAGATTAGTGGGAGCCACTTAGGTACGCTCTGGTTGTTCTTCTTATGGTACGTGAAGGTCTTGCGTACTTCGTTGTAAAGATCAGGAAGGGTGGCTCGCATCAACCGTTGTCCGTAGGCAGCGTCCGTCTCCTTGCCACGCTCCTGTGCTGACTGGTTCTTGCCACGGTAGCGAGCAATTCCACCCGTCACCATTTCACGGTTTAAGTCCTCCTGTTTCATCGTTGTTTCTGGCACGACACTGGCACTGTCGTGAATACATACCCAAAACACGACAGATTATATGTCAAGTATTTATTTCTATTCAAGAACCTTACGTGCCTCAAATAAAGATTTAGGCGATAGGTGTGCGTACCGTAGCGTGGTTTGAATAGACGTATGTCCCATCCACTCTTTTACCACCCGCAGTTCAACACCACGTTGGATCAATCGTGACGCACACGTATGCCTGAGCATGTGTGGCACAAAATGCGGGTCGTTCAACATGCCCATTATTTTACGGGCTTTCTGCCACACTTTATTAAAAGCATTTTGTGTGAACGTAAACACACGCACCCCGTGGTTACCCTGCTGCCTGAGCAAAGCTTCCATTGCACGTTGGGTCACAGGTATTGAACGAGCCTGTCCGTTTTTTGTTTCCCATAGCCGTACAACTTCTTGGTCTTGGTCAACGTCTGCCCACGTAAGTTTGAGCAACTCACCTGTGCGTAGTCCTGTGTCGATCAACACCATGACAAAGTCACGCATGGCATACCGTTCAAGCTGTGCAAAGCAGTCCAACAGGATTGGTTCTTCGTGGTCCTGTAGCCAACGTAACCGTCCTTGTGACTCACGTTTACGTTCAATGCTAGGCAGTCTCTTGATGTACCCACGTCTGTAACTGTGCCTGAGTATCTTCGATAACGCTGCCAACTTACGGTTGATCGTGCCGTTGCTTTTGCCATCGTTTTCTAGTTTGTTCACCAAGTCATCAATAACCGATTCGTCAATGTTGTCTATTGGCAAGTCAGGACCAAGTCTTGTGAACACGTCTCTAGCGTTATGCCATAGAC